ATATGATGATATTTTAGATAATACATTAATAGAAATAAGAGTATATAACTAATAAAATAGATTTATTATGATTTCAATAAATAAGACATACGAAGTTGTAATGTTTCTTCTTCAAAAAAATAATTACGGAGCAATACCTCCGAGTCAATTTAATGCTTTTGCGGAATTAGCAGTTTACTCTATATTTGAAAGTTTGTTTTATTCAGATAATCTCGATACATTAAAAAAAGGTAATCATTTAACTAATTCTCAATATGCAGATTTAAAAAAGATTCGTGAGGAGCAGATTGATGTTTATTCTATTTATTCAACTCCTAGTAATTTTATTTTTGATGCACCTAGTGGGCTTTGGAAGTTTATAGGGAATGATTTATATAGAGCAACAGATTTGTCTTTAGTAAATAATACAACAAAGAAAAAAGTATCTATTGAAATGGGTTTAAAAACTCAATTAAACTATGCTGTAAATTCTAGTATAAACCCACCAAATATTTATTTTCCTGAATATTATAGGGTTGGAGATGATTTTAAAGTTTACCCAGAAGTAATTACTGGACACTTTGTAGAATTATTATACATAAGAAAGCCTAAAACTCCAAAGTGGACATATAATATTGTAGCAGGAAATCCTATGTATAACGCAGGGGCTTCTGACAAACAAGATGTAGATTTGCATATTTCACTTTATGAAAAATTAATTGTAAAGATTCTTCAATATTGTGGGGTGTCTTTAAGGGAGATTGATATAGTCCAAATGGCAGAAGGAGAAGAAGTAAAAATAATACAAAAACAATCTTAATATGGGAGCGACTAATCCTCAAATATATTATGAAGACCCATTAAGACATGGAGAATATAAATATGTTTCTTTCCTTGATTTAGTTAATAATTTTATTGATAATATGACTGGAGACGATACTTTGATTGGACAGATTACAAGAAGAAAAGTAATTTATCAAATGAAGCAAGGTATTCGTCAATTTAATACCAGCAACTTACGTGAAGTAAAAGGCTGTGAATTGGAATTAAATGATACTTTAACAGCAATATATCCGCCTGACTATGTTTCTTATGTTAGTGTTTCTTATGTTGACCAAAGCACAGGTAAGTTAATGACAATGAATATTAATCCTGATTTAAATACATTTCCTGCGTTTTTACAAGATAATAATGCTAATATATTATTTGATCATGATGGTTATATTTTAGAAGGTACTAGCATGAATGCTGAATTAGAAAGTCAACAAAATGTAATTACTTATGAATTTGACGATAATTGCTTTAATAATGCTTTAGGATATGGTAATTACCATAGAAATACTAATTTCAGAATAGATGCTACAAAAAATATAAACGGTTCTTTTAATACAACTAATGAAGGATTTCATTTCAGTTCCGATGCAATAAGTAAAGTGATTATGCTTACTTATGTTTCTGATGGATTAGAAAGTAATGACGATAAAAATATTAAAATAAATAAATTAGCAGAAAGTGCTTTATACGCTTATGTAAAATGGCAATTGCTTACAAATAAAGGGAATGTTCAAGAATATATAGTAAAGCGTGCTGAAAGAGAATATATTGCTTTATATCGTAATGCAACTATAAAATTAATGAATATAAGACATACTGACGTAATGTTTTTATTGAATAATCGTAGAAATTGGTTGAGATGATAATACGAGGAAGTTTTAAATGGGAAAACGACATAGTAAATTCAAAAGTTATTTTTGTTCCAAATGATAATGGAAAATTTTTAATAGAAACAAATGAGAATAAAAAATAATTTTACAGCTGGCATTACAAATAGCGATATTTCTTGGAGACTTTTGCCAAATGGCACTATGGTTGATGCTGAAAACTTCTTTGTTACTATAACAGGAGGTTCAGATGTAGGACAAGGTAAAAATACTGCTGGTAATGTTTTAGTTGCGCCAAATAATTTTGTAGGAGGTAAGAGCTATGGAGTAGGAAAAGAATCAGCTAGTAATAAAGTTTATTATTTTGTCAAAGCTGATGATTATGACTATTTAATGGAATATGATTCCGTAACAAATGCCAATGTTATTGTTTTACAATCTACTACTGGAACTCGTTTAAATTTAAAAGAAGGAGAAAGAATTATAAATATTGATGTTTATATTGATCCGGAAGGAAACGGCAATCTTATCGCTTGGAGTGGCGATTCTAATCCACCAAGAATAGGTAACATAGAACGAATGAAAACTTGGGGTTTAGATGGCTTTACTGCGGAAGAAATAATGCTAATAAAAAAACCACCTACATACTCTCCAATTTTAGAGCCAATTATATCTACTGAAAATGTACAAGCAAATTATTTAGAGAATAAATTTCTTTGTTTTGCTACTAGATATAAATATAAAGATGGTTATTATTCTGCTATTTCTAGTTGGAGTAAGTATTTTTTTGAACCTAATTTGTATAACATAGATTTTGAAACATTCGAAAATCTAGGAATGCTGAATAGATATAATTCAGTAAACATATCATTTGACACAGGAGAAAGAGAAGTAGTTGCAATAGATTTAGTATTTAAGTTTGCTAACGAAACTAATATTTATAAAGTAGATACTTATATTAAGGCAGATGAAAAATGGGGTAATAATAAAACTAAAACTATTGAATTTAATAATTCAAAAGTTTATGGAATATTACCAGTTTCAGAATATTTCAGAAGTTTTGATAATGTCCCAGAAATAGCATTAGCACAAGCGACAATAGGTAATAGACTAGCCTTTGGTAACTATAAAGAAGGCAAAAATCTCATAGATAAAAAAGGTAATAAAGTTGTAATGGATTATTCATTAAGTTTAGTTACTAATGATATTACGAATAATTTATTACCTATATCTCAGATAACAAAAAATTATAGTTACGATTCTATTTTTATTGCTTTAGCAAAAGGGCAAATAAATGTAAATTTATCTGGGGTATTATTAAAGAAAAATAATGCAATAAATTTTAGTTTTAAACTTAAAAATTCTTATAATGGTAATATAGATTTTATAGCTATTTTTAAATTTACTTTAGATAAAGATTATGTTGATTTAACAGAATTAATATCTACTTCAAGTTTTCAAAGTCAATTAAACCTTTTTACGGTTTATTTTGAGAATAATGGAGGAGTAGTTCCGCCTAGTGGATATTTACCTCCATATATAGTTTTGAAAGGATTTGAGGTATTTAATACTGGTGATATTTTAAGCATTACATTTCCAGTAATTAAATATGAAATAGATAATTCTCCAAGTCCAAATACATTTGTTATAGATTATTTTTATAATAATTTTAGCGAGGCTAATTATATATCAGTATCAGTTGCAAGTTCATTAAAATCTTATAGAAGCTATGAGATTTGTATGATTTATAGAGATTTACAAGTAAGAAAAACTACTGCATTAACAAGTGCAAAGAATACATTATTCATACCAAATGAAAATGCTATAACTCAAAATAAAATAAATGTACATATTCCAATAACCCAAAAGCCTCCAAAATGGGCTAAAACATATAAATTTGGGATTAAAATAAATCAAGGATTATTTGAAACTATTCCTATTAATATATTTTTTGTAGATGGTTTATTCCGATGGATGAAACTTGATGGAGAAAATAAAAATAAACTTCAAGATGGAGATATTTTAATTGTTAAAAGAGATGGTACGGGATTTTTAGAAAAACCTATTAAAGTAAAGGTATTAGAACTTAAATCACAACCTAATAATTTTTTAACAACAAATGCAATTACTATAACCGAGCCTGCTGGTAAATATGCTAAAATTAAAGCATTGAATTTTGATATGAACTATTCTAGCAATGAATTTGTTAGCTATTTTGGATATGGAGAGACTACAAGGAATTATCCAGTTGCTTTTATTGGGGATTTTACAGAAATAGATAATACAGGAGCAGTCGTCGATAAACCTTTCCCACAAGGCTCTACAATATCATTAAGATTTAGAAGTGATTATAAAAATGAAGACCCAAGATATTTATATGAAAGGCCTTTTACCGCACAACAAAGTTACACTAATTTTAAAGAATTTTTTGATGCTCAAATAGCTCCAGTTGGTTTTGAATCAACTTCACACCCCAATCAAAATAAAATTTACGATGTTGCTTTAATGAGAGGAA